TCCAGAAAAACTTTTAAAATGGAAAGAGGATAAACAGAAAGTTGAGATAGAGAGGTTTCATCTACGACCATCTGCACCTCCGATTGCACATGATGTGGTTTCGGTGTTGAATGATATCTTTGTTCCTAAAGCACCTCTACCTGAATTGTATCGACCACACATTAGTAATATAGTGTTCGTTGGCTTTGGTGTTGGTTCAGGTTCATATCCCAATCATAAGGATAGTATGGATGTCTTTCTTATTCAAATGCTTGGAAGTGTTAATATCACAATAGACGAAAAAGACTTCTTTCATATGAAGCAAGGTGATGCGGTGTGGATACCAAGAGGGACATATCATCAAATTCATACAATGGGTTCAAGGGTAACATTCTCGTTTGGTGTTGAGACAGGTCGCAGTCCTGAGTGTGACCCTGCTACCTACGTCTAGATTGTTTCTTTTCTAACTTCTTTCGCTTTGCGATAGTTTGAGGCATCGGGCCTGAGTTGAGTTCCTCAGTATGATTACGAGCGTTCTCTATCATCGCTGCTAATTTGATTGCTGTTTCGGGTGTTTGAACTTTTTTCATGGTTTGCTCTTGTAATTAGAATACATACTTCTTATATATACTTATGAGGATGCCGATATCGGGTTCTCGATTTGTCTTGCTAATTTATAGGAGATAACGACATGACAAAATACGAAGTAGGAAAAACGCATTTTCCAAAATCAGCGTTCATTGGTTTCGACCATTTGTTCAACGAACTTGAGTATGCAACAAAACACGCTCACGACCATTATCCACCTCACAACATTATCAAAGAGAGTGATGATGAGTTTACGATTGAAGTTGCGGTTGCAGGATTTACCCAAGACCATTTGAATATTGAACAGAAAGAACGTTCTCTCACCATTACAGGTGAGTATGAAAGTAAAGGCCGAGAAGTTATTCATCGTGGTATATCCACACGAAATTTCAAACGTCAATTCCGTTTGTCTGAGTATGTCGAAGTAACTGGAGCGTCTCTGAAGGATGGTATTCTCGCAGTAAATCTGAAGTTAGAAATCCCAAAAGAGAAGCAGCCTCGTAATATAACAATCAGTTAATCACGAGGAAAAAGAAATGACCCAAAACTGGCTCGAACGTGGAGTGTTCGCCATTATCGCACTATGTATTGTTGCGATTGCGGCACAACCACTCATCTAACAAGAATGGTCAAGGGGGCAAAAGTCCCCTTGACTTTTGTTTATGAGTAGTGTATAATGGTTTTATATTATGAGGATTTTATATGAAATTTTATACATCCATTGAAAGATATGGTAACACGATTCTATATCGTGGTTATGATGGTGCGGAACGCATCAAGAAAAGAGTTCCGTTCAAACCTACACTTTTTGTAGACGGACAGAGTGAATGGAAAACACTTGAAGGTAAATCTGTTGCACCTGTCGCAATGGACTCGATGCGTGACGCAACAGAGTTCATCAAGAAGTATGAGAAAGTTCCTAACTTCAATGTCTATGGTATGAACAACTTTGTGATGCAGTTCATCGCAGAGGTATTTCCATCTGACATCAAGTTTGACTCCAATCAAATATCAATCACCACAATCGATATCGAGGTTGCGTCTGATGAGGGCTTTCCCGAACCCGAAACCGCAAACTATCCTATCATCTCAATCTGCACAAAATCAAACAAAGAGGATTTCTTTCGAGTATGGGGTCTTGGTGAATACACACCCAAAGATGAAAAGACAATCTTTATAAAGTGTGATAGTGAACTCGATTTGATTATGTCGTTTCTTGCTTACTGGTCAGACTATGGACTTCCTGATATTGTCACTGGTTGGAACTCCAAACAGTTTGACATTCCCTATATGGTCAATCGCACACGCAAGGTAGTCGGTGAAGAGTCGGTCAAGAAGTTCTCTCCGTGGGGTGTGGTGTCACCTCGTAAGGTTCGTGCCAACAAGTTTGGTATGAATGAGGTTGATACCTATGACATCATGGGTGTCGCACAACTTGACTATTATGACCTGTTTCGTAAGTTTACCTACAACACGCTCGGTCAACAAGAGTCCTATCGACTTGACCACATTGCGAATGTTGTATTGGGTGAGCGCAAACTATCCTATGAAGAACATGGCAATCTGCATACACTCTATAAAGAGGACTACCAGAAGTTTATTGACTATAACATCAAGGACGTTGAACTGGTTGACAAACTCGAAGAGAAACTTGGTCTCATCAGCCTTGCACTTACTCTTGCGTATCGAGGTGGAGTGAACTATGAAGATGTCATGGGAACTACTGCTATCTGGGACTCAATCATCTATCGTATTCTCAATCAACAGAAGGTTGTTGTTCCTCCAAAGGTTGAAAAGGTAAAGGGTGATTACGAAGGTGGATATGTAAAAGACCCGATGGTTGGTTCGCATGATTGGGTCACATCTTTTGACCTGAACTCTCTGTATCCCAATATCATTGTTCAATACAATATGTCACCTGAGACCGTCATTGATGGATTGATTGATACAGATGTGGAACGCATGTTGCGTAAACAAACTGAGATAACAGGTAAGTATGCGACTGCTCCAAGTGGTGTTCGTTTCTCGGTTGACCGTGAGGGTGTCATTCCAAGTGTCATTCGTCAGTATTATAGTGAACGCCGTGTCATCAAAAAAGAGATGTTGGACTCACAACAAGAGTATGAACAGACACCAACCAAGTCTTTATCAAACAAGATTTCCCAACTAGACAATCAACAGATGGCTATCAAAATCCTCATGAATAGTCTGTATGGTGCTTTGGGTAATAGATGGTTTCGTTACTTTGACCAAAGAGTTGCGGAGTCCATCACACTAGCGGGTCAGTTGTCAATCAAATGGGCAGAACGTGAAGTCAACAAGGAGATGAATAAACTCCTTGAGACTGATAAAGATTATGTGATTGCCATTGACACTGACTCGCTCTATATTAATATGTCTGAGTTGGTCAAGAAGTTTGACCCCAAAGACCCTGTGAAGTTTCTGGATAAGATTTCGTCTGACCACTTCGAGAAAGTTCTGGAGAAGTCGTATGAAGAACTTGCAGACTACACCAACGCATACGTCAATCGTATGGAGATGGGTCGTGAGGTGATTGCTGACCGTGGTATCTGGGTTGCTAAGAAACGATACATTCTCAATGTTCATAACTCTGAGGGTGTGCAGTATGCAGAACCTAAACTCAAGATGATGGGTATCGAGGCCATCAAGTCATCCACTCCTCAAGTCGTGCGTCAGAAGATGAAAGAATTATTTAATGTTATCATTGAGGGTGATGAGTCAAATACTCAACAGTTTATCAATCGTTTTCGAAATGAGTTTCAATCACTTCCTGCCGAAGATATCTCATTCCCTCGTGGGGTGAGTCAGGTAAACAAATGGAAAGACCGTGACTCTATCTATAAGAAGGGAACACCCATTCATGTTCGGGGTGCGTTACTATATAATCACTACACCAAAGACCTAAGATACGAGTCAATCAAGAATGGTGAGAAGATAAAGTTCGTGTATCTCAAACAACCCAATCCTATCAAGGAGAATGTCATCACCTATCCTGTCAATCTGCCTCGTGAGTTGGGACTTGAGAAGTATGTGGATTATGGTCTGATGTTTGAGAAGACTTTTCTTGACCCACTCGAACCAATCCTCGATGCGGTTGGTTGGTCGGCTGAACCCAAAGCACAGTTGGATATGTTCTTTGCTTGACCTAAACATACACGAAGATTTCATTGATGATTTTGAAACAATTGCCTTGGATGCAAGAAATGCCGAATACTTTACACCCCAAGAATCCAATGAAATATTAGGCGTCATTGAAAGCTGGTCAGGTCTTCGCACTCTCAATATCAAAACAATATATCCTGACCTAACAACCAAGATTGAAAAGACGACAGGTAAGATAGTTGACCGTATGCACTTTTATCAATGTGAGGGTAATAATATAAAAGGTTTTCAAGAACATGTCAGTAGCATCGCAAAAAGAACTCACAGAGATAAGTGTCAATGGGCTGGGGTCATCTATTTGTGGGGTGAAGCAGGAACTTATTATAATGGTGAAAAGATTGACTTCAAAGAAAATCGTTTCATTTGGTATGATGCACAAGAACCTCATGCGCCGATGGCATCTATTGAAGACCGTTGTGTCATCGTAGTTTTTATGTCTTGACAATTCTCATTGGGTATGATATAGTATGATAATGAATTACTCTCTTACTTTGTTTCAAAATACATTTGATAACAAGACTCATCGTGTTATGGAATTTGACACATGGGAAAAGTTTGAGAGTTTACTTTATGCACTTAGTGAAAAGAAAGGACAAAAAGGTGGTAGAGATTCTTCTCCTCTTATCAGCCCTGCTTGTTATCGTGTGGATACTACCCGCTCTAATAAATCTGTTGAAGTATGGGGTGGCTGGGCTTGCCTTGATGTGGATGATTTTGTTTGTTCTAGCGAACATCTAGAACAGACATTATATGAAAAGTTCGGTGAGTATTATTACATATGTTACTCAACCGCCTCATCAACAATCGAACAACCAAAGTTTCGTCTGGTGTTTCCTCTGACCAAAGAGGTTGTCTCCAAAGACTTACCACACTTCTGGTTCGCAATGAACAAGGAGTTTGATGAGTTGGGAGACGAACAGACCAAAGACTTGTCTCGTATGTATTATGTCCCTGCACAATATCCCAATGCATACAACTTTATCTTCACCAACGAGGGTGTGAAGATTGACCCTGACATGTTAAGAAACAAACACTCCTATGTAGAATCAACAGGTAATACGTTTCTTGACCGACTACCTCCTGCTATGCAAGAGGCTGTAATACAGCATCGTAAGAACTCCCTAGATAATACTGATTACTCTTGGACATCATATCGGGATTGCCCATTCTTTCCAAAACGATTGGTTCAAGAGTATCGTTCTATTACTGGAACTGGATGGTATCACAAGATGTATCAGATTATGGTTGCGGTTGCAGGTAACGCAGTATCCAAAGGATATCCGATATCTGCAAATCAGATTGCAATACTTTGTTCTGAGTTGGACAGAGAGACTGGTAACTGGTATGAAAACAGACCCCTAGATAAAGAAGCAGATAGAGCATTAGAATATATCTATAGGAACGGATAATGAGAATACTAGTAACAGGGGGAGCAGGTTTCATTGGTAGTCACCTGATGGACTCACTCATTGAGGATGGTTTTAAAGATGTCATGGGAATTGACAGTTTTGCTAATCATTACTATGACCCCAAGCTAAAGTATGCAAGACGAGATTATTTCGGTAATCAGGTTTATGAATGTGACCTCAAAAACTTTGATGCACTTGACGAAGCATTCAATGTTTTAAAACCAAACATCGTGATTCATTTAGCAGGTCGTGCGAATGTTCGTGCTTCTTTTGGAAACGAGAGACTGTATCATCAAGATAATATCGATGGAACTCAAAATCTAATTGAGGTCTGTCAGATGTATGATGTTGGTAAAGTTCTCTATGCATCAACTAGTTCTATCTATGGTGGAACACCTATTCCTGAGACTGGTTGGACTGAGGACAAAGTTACAGGTCATCAACTCAATGCATATGCATATACAAAACATGTGAATGAGTGTCAGTTCAAGGTTTCGGGTCTGAACAATGTAGGTCTTCGATTCTTTACTGTGTATGGCCCTTGGGGTCGTCCTGATATGGCATTGTTTGATTTCACAAAAAGTATTATTGCAGACAAACCAATACAGGCTTTCAATTATGGACAGATGAAACGAGACTTTACATATATTGGTGATATTATCGAGGGTATCAAGATTGCACTCTTCGAAGATATCAAGTCTAATGAGATATTTAATATTGGTCGGGGTAAACAGGTTGAATTGATGGACTTCATTGACCATATCGGAAAAGAACTTGGCCGAGAACCAGATATTGTTCTTGCACCCAAACATCCTGCCGATACAATTGAAACTTGGAGTAATACATATAAGTTAAGAGGATTAGGATATAAACCTAAAACAGACATCGAACAGGGTGTCGCTGCATTTATGAAATGGTATAAAGATTATTATAAGGTGAATTGATGATGAATAAATTACAAGTAGGTATTGTTGGTTATGGTAAACTTGGACGGGCTGTTGAGTTTGCTTTCACTCATCCTCATGTCAACACATTTATTGTTGATGATGAGGAAGGAAAAAGTATTGATGACTTGGTAGAGTGGAAACCTAATATTACAGTCATATGTGCTGAACCAGTTATTAGTGATGATGGTTTTCTTGATTGTTCTATCATTGAAGATGCAGCTCTAAAAATATTAGAACATACCAAGGGTGGTGTTATTGTTAAATCAATAATCACACCTGATATTGCCTCCCGACTTTTTGATTCTGTCTTTGACGATGACTTAAAAAGACTGACATTTAATCCAGACCTTAATATCCACGATAATCCTAAGAGAGATTTTGTTGAAGCAGAATATCAGTTGGTTGGTGGACTTCGAGAAGCAACCGCCGCAGTTGCAAACATCTATGAGGCATTTACAAATATTCATGCTCAACAGTTTAAGTTTGCAACTGGGCCAGAGGTTTTGTATGCAAGACTTGCAACAGACTCTTTTATTGCACTCAAAAAACTCTGGTTCAATCAGGTGGTTGACTCTGCAAAAAGATTTCAATGTAACTCATCAACTGTCATCAATCATATAATGAATGACCCTCGTGTCGGTAAAGAATATATGACTGTTCCAGACTATGATGGAAAAGATGGAATTGCAAATCAAGATATAACAAGAAACATTCGAGCGTTTTCACAGTTCGATAAAGACTTGACTTTGTTGAATGAATGTGTTATACTAAACGACAAGTATCGCAAAATAGGAGACTCGAATGTCGATAATGGACAAACTGAAAAAGAACTCGAAAATCAAGACGACTGAAGTTCTAGAAAAAAGTAAATTCTTTACAGAAAAGGATATGGTCTCGACAGATGTTCCAATGGTGAACGTTGCATTGTCGGGGTCAATTAACGGTGGTGTCACGCCAGGACTTACAGTCCTTGCAGGCCCCAGTAAGCACTTCAAGACTTCGTTTGCTCTGCTCATGGCAGGTGCATATCTGAAAGCAAAAGAAGATGCAGTTCTGCTCTTTTATGATAGTGAGTTTGGTTCACCCCAATCTTACTTTGAGCAGTTCGGGATTGACACCAGCCGAGTTCTGCATACCCCGATTGCCAATGTCGAGGAACTCAAGTTTGATATAATTTCACAACTTGAGAACATTGACCGAACCGATAATGTGATTATCGTTATTGATTCGATTGGTAATCTCGCATCTAAGAAAGAACTAGAAGATGCGATGAATGAAAAGTCGGTTGCAGATATGTCTCGTGCAAAAGCACTCAAAGGTTTATTCCGCATGGTCACACCTTATTTGACTATGAAGAACATTCCGATGCTTGCCGTTAATCACACATACAAAGAGATTGGTCTCTTTCCAAAAGACATCGTGGGTGGTGGAACTGGTATCTACTACTCGTCTGATAACATCTGGATTATTGGTCGTCAACAAGATAAACAAGGAACAGAAATCAAGGGTTATCACTTTGTAATCAATATCGAAAAGTCTCGTTATGTAAAAGAGAAAAGTAAGATACCTATCTCTGTTTCTTGGGAAGGTGGTGTCCAACAGTTTAGTGGTCTTCTTGATGTTGCTGTGGCTGGTGGGTATGTTGTCAAACCTAGTAATGGTTGGTATAGTATTGCAGGAGAAGAAAAGAAAGTTCGTCAAGCAGAGACACTCACCAAAGATTTCTGGACTCCTGTCTTTGAGAACACTGACTTTGCTGATTTCATCAAGTCCCAATACTCAATCGGTCTTGCACAAAAAGTAGACATGGATGAGATTGCGGTGAATGAGAATGAATGATATTGTAAACACACTGAGTGAAGATGTTCACTATGAGGTGATACCACAGGCCGATAGTCCTGATGGTTGGGATGTTCGTCTACTTGAAGAATATCCTGAGACTGTAATTCGATTTGGTAACATCACCTTTCAAGGTGAGAATGCAGATGACCCCGATGGATACCTGTCATTTTCGTGTGATGTAGTTTCAACTCCTGACCCTGACCTTGAGGGTATTGATGAGAACTTGACATTTCAAGAGTATTGTGGTAAAATACTTACTTCTATACTTGAAAGAGCGGTGAGTGAAGGAACTCTTGTCGGAAAAGACAATCAGACAGGAGAGATGTTGGCAACACCAGAAATGCATGAGGAAGCAAAGGAACTATACAATGAATATCAATCTAGAACAGACGATACTTAGAAACCTTCTTACCAATGAAGAGTATATGCGAAGGGTTCTTCCTTTCATATCTCCTGATTACTTTGAGGGTGTCTATCGTGGTATGTTCAAAGAGGTTACAAAGTTCGTTGCTAAGTTCAATAAACTCCCTACTCTGGAGTCATTCAAGATTGAGATAGATGAAAACAATTCTCTTGGTGAAGAGAACTATCGTCAAGCAATTGAACTTCTTCCTAATGTCTTCACACCTGAATCTGAGAACCTTGACTGGTTGATTGAACGCACCGAGAAGTGGTGTCAAGACCGAGCAGTGTTCAACGCAGTGATGGAGAGTATCTCTATCATCGATGGTAAACATGCAACACTACAAAAGAATGCAATACCTGATGTCTTGAGTAAAGCACTAGGTGTTTCATTTGATGCAAATATTGGCCACGACTATCTTGAGAATGTGAATGAACGTTTTGACTTCTATCATCAACAGGAAGAAAGAGTTCCATTTGACCTAGAACATTTCAATATGATTACCAAAGGTGGTCTGCCTAACAAGACACTGAACATCGCACTCGCAGGAACAGGAGTGGGTAAGTCTTTGTTCATGTGTCATATGGGTGCATCCGCACTTTCACAAGGTCGTAATGTTCTCTATATCACAATGGAGATGGCAGAGGAGCGTATCGCAGAACGCATGGATGCCAATCTGTTGAATATTCCAATTGACCAGATTGAGAATCTATCTAAAGATATGTTCACAGACAAAGTGACTACACTGAAAGCAAAGACTGAGGGTAAACTGATTATCAAAGAGTATCCAACAGGTCAAGCACACACAGGTCACTTTCGTGCATTGTTGAATGAACTCAAACTCAAGAAGAACTTTGTTCCTGAAATGATTTTCATTGACTACCTAAATATATGTGCGTCATCACGAATGAAAGGAATGGGCGGTGCTATCAACTCATATTCATACATTAAAAGCATTGCAGAGGAAATTAGAGGCCTCGCAGTCGAGTTCAACGTTCCGATTGTATCTGCAACGCAGACGACTCGTTCTGGTTATTCTAATGACGATGTTGGGTTGGAAGATACGTCCGAGTCTTTTGGACTACCCGCTACCGCCGACCTCATGTTCGCACTCATCTCAAACGATGAACTAAATAATGTTGGAAAGATACTGGTCAAACAGTTGAAGAATCGATATAATGACCCGACACGATACAATCGGTTCACTCTCAAGATTGACAGGTCTAAGATGCGTCTCTCTGATGACAATGACAGTGATGATGGAGTGAAAGCGGATAATGTAATTCCTGTCTTTGACCAGACTAAAACCGCTGATAGATTTAAAGATTTTAAGATAGATGGTTAAGAAAAAATGAGTGAAGTAAATCTTATTGCAGTGAGTAAGCCTTCTGCTATTACAGAATGCACAACAGCAGAGCAACTTATTGCCTATACCGCACGAGTAAGTAATCCTGCTAATCAGAGCAACACCGAAACAGCACCACGTCTGTTGCGTTATCTGATTCGTGAAGCACATTGGTCACCATTTGAGATGGTGCATATGACTCTTGAAATCAAAACGACTCGTGACATTGCACGTCAGATTTTGCGTCACCGCTCGTTCTCGTATCAAGAGTTCTCGCAACGATATGCTGTTGCGCCAGGATTTGAGTCACGCAAAGCACGACTACAAGACGAGAAGAATCGTCAGAACTCTGTAGAGACCGATGACCATGACTTGAATGAGTGGTGGTCGATGGAACAGAAGAAAGTCCAAGCACATGCTGAGATGTCTTATAAAGATGCACTTGCAAAAGGTATTGCAAAGGAACAAGCACGGGCATTATTACCCGAAGGTTTGACACAATCAACAATCTACATGGCGGGTTCACTTCGTTCTTGGATTCACTATTGTGACTTGCGTAGAGGGAATGGCACACAGAAGGAACACAGTGAGGTTGCTGACAAGTGTTGGGAAATCATTGGCGTTCACTTTCCAGACATTGTAAAAGCATTAGAAGATGACTGAGATTACAATCCGTAATAAAGACTTTCTTCGAACTCTTGAAGAGACTTCAGATATGTTCATCGAACACAAAGACCTGATGGGACAACTTGCTAAGAATCTTGGGAATGTTCCGATTGGACAGGG